CTGCAGCATTGAACGCATTGAGAATCGTGTGAACCTTGGCATTCCTGACATGTTGGTGGGTGTCGGGGAATACTTTGTTTTGATGGAATTGAAAGTGGTGGCCAAGGGGTTAAAGGTTGGGCTGCGGCCACATCAAATTGCTTTCATGACTCGGCATGCTGCTAAGGATAGGCCTTGCTACATTCTTATTCTTGACATGGGCAATACACTACGACCTTCGACCATTCGCTTGTATCAGGGGAGCGATGCTATGAAATTGGCTGCAGAGGGCATAAAGCTTGAGCCCCTTCGCTGTTGGCCTTCGCGTGGCATGCCTTGGGCGGAACTAGAGGAAACCCTAGGTTTAGTAAAATAAATGTAAATAAGTGTTGCAAGGTACAAAAACCTTGCTATACTAGCGATGCCGGTGCTTGATCCGGTTCCTTAGAAAGAATAGAGATGAAAACCTTCAAAGTAGTTGCAGCAAGTACAAGCTATGTCTATTGCTTGGTCCAAGCAGAAGACGAGCAGCAAGCATGGGATAAGGCACGCGAAATCGATGGTGGTGATTTTGAAGACGCGGGCCATGGCAGTTGGAATATTGACACCGTTGCAGAGGTGACAAAATGAAACCAGTAGATGACGCTCTAACTCGAATCGACCGCATGTGGGAGATTAAACAGTTGGAAGAAAATGAATTGAAATTTAGAAAGGATAGAGAGATGAAAAAGTTGACTATTGAACAACGGGCTTTTTTAGAGGCATACGACAATGCCGTTGCCAGTGCCCCTCGCGATGAGGTGGTTCGCTTTTTGACTGTGACTTCTGAAGAGCGCAGTAGCCGCGCCTTTTATGATTCGATGTCGGACATTTACACGTCAATTTTTGATGCGTGGGAGGTTTGGAATCAGGCGCTTAATTTTGCTCGCGCTGACAAGGGCATGACCGTTGGCAAATTGTCGGCTGCGCTCGCTAATTTGCCGCAAGATTTGCCCGTCTTGATTTGGGATGCCGGAACCCGTTTGCAAATTGCGCACATTGACGATAGCTTTGTTGAAGATGAAAACCCCCGTCTTGAGTTGAACACCGACCGCGACGACTAACTTAGAAAGAATAGAAAATGCCAATTTATAAATATGATGTGTGCTTCCCTAATTCTCAAAGTGTGATTCGCACCTTTCCTTCCCTTGTCCGCGCTCGTGACTTTATGCGCGTTATGTCGGCCGATGACTTGCCTTTTTTGGTGATGCCATGGGACGAAAACAGCAGCCCCTTAATTGTGCGACGCGTGAAAACCCCTAGAAAATATCATACACAAAAGGCCCAAAGTGTTGCTATACTAGGCCCCTCACAACAGAAAGGATAGAGAAATGTTAAAAACCGTACGTATTAGCGCCAACAGCAAAACCGGCCCAATAGCAGTTACTTATCGCAGCGGCGAACATGAAACCTATGGCACGTGTCCGACTAGCTGCAGCCTTCACCCGAAAAGTGAAACCGGCACATCACAAATTGATAGCGAATATTTAGCGGCCGTTTTTGATAGCGTCCCGCGTGGTGGCCAAGCTTGGACATATTCACACTTTGCGGCCGAAGCGCTCCCGCTCCCTCAGCCAAATAAAACAGTGATAAACGCAAGCTGCGACACTACGGCCGAAGCAGTGCACGCCGTAGAATTAGGCCGTCCCGCTGTTTATGCTGCGCCCTTAGAATCGGCCGATCAATGGCCGCGTAAAATTCAAGGCGTGCAATTTGCCCGTTGCCCTGCGGAATTGGCCGACAATTTCAGCTGCCAACAGTGCGGCGGTGGCCGGCCATTGTGTGCACGTGGTGCCCGCGAATTTGTCGTTGTATTTGTTGCCCATGGCACCGGTAAAAAGAAAGTGGGAAAAGATGAAAACGGCGGCTGCTATGCTGCAAGCGGACCGGTAGCGATTCAATGGCACAAAACCCGAACTACTGGCGCGCCTAATGATGCTGCAGCCCTTCGCGAATTTGTGCGCACCCTTCCACATGGTTCCTTTTTGCGCCATCACATCGCGGGCGATTGCGGCCTAGAATTGGGGGCCACGTGATAATTGCCGGCTTAGTTGTTTTTTTGCTGCTGTGTTGGGTAGCAGATAAACTAGACAAATAAATTGTAAATAAATGTTGCAGAGTGTAAAAATGATGTACAATTCACGTACCGGCACAAAACCGGTATTCATTAACTTAACAGAAAGAATAGCATGGCACATATGATTGACACAACGACAGGCAACGCGGCGATTGCTTATTCAGGCCTTGCACCATGGCATAAGCTAGGGCAACAGCTAACAGCAGGCGCGACAATTCAGGAATGGACACAACAGGCCGGCCTTGCTTATGATGTACTTGAGAGCCCTGTGTTATTCAACACACCGGCCACCAGTGCTCCGCAAGCATGGCCTGATCGTAAAGTTTTACACCGTAGCGACACCGGCGCGCCGTTGGCTGTAGTTTCACAGGGTTATAACGTAGTGCAGCCGGCCGAAGTAATGGGGTTTTTTAGTAAGCTTGTGGATCTTGGCGGGTTCACTATGGAAACAGCGGGCGCGCTCAGTTATGGCCGGAGGGTTTGGGCTCTGGCGAAAGTAAACGAAGGGGCCGATATCGTTGAAGGCGATACAGTGCGCCCTTATGTTTTGCTTGGCACATCGTACGATGGAACCATGGCCACAATAGCCAAGTTCACCAGTGTTCGCGTGGTATGCAATAACACGATAACGGCCGCGGTGAACAGTGGCGAATCACAAATTAGGGTTTTGCACAGTGAGCGATTCAATGCGGACGACGTCCGGCTCCAACTTGGCATTGTCGCGAATCAGTGGGAGCGGTTCCTAGTGCAATCCCGCAAATTAGCCGGTGAAAGTATGACGGCCGAACAGGCGGACGAATTTGTAACCGAATTATTGAAGCCCTACCACACCGGCAAAATTGAAATTAAAGACAGCCGCGCATTCAAGCGAATCATTGAATTATTCAACGGGCGCGCTATCGGTTCCGATATTGTGGGCGTCGCCGGCACGCGGTGGGCGGCCTTGAATGCTGTCACCGAATTAGTAGATCATGAGCGCGGCCGCTCGGACAATACCCGCATTGAATCTGCTTGGTTTGGAACCGGTGCGGCCCTTAAAAATAGGGCCTTGGAATTGCTCTCCGCTTAACCATAAAACGGGAGGGGCGATATTATAGCCCTTTCCCCTCTTAAAGGTTATGCAAAATTTGCATAAAGTGGCCGGTAAAGTAAACCCTATAAACTAGGCCCTCGGCCCCTGCTGATCGACGCGTCAATCGTGGCGCTTGGCCCATGGCCCGCGCTCCGCGGGCCATGGTTTTTGTGCTTTGGGCCTCGGCCCATGCCCCGCGGGCCGTTAGGCCCGCGGGGTTTTCCCCTCTGCTGCCGTCTTTTTTCTTTGATTTTTTCCCTTGAAAGGTGGTGGCGGGGGTGGGTGGGCCCGCATACTTTTTTCGTTTTATTTTGTTGCAAAGTGCTGGCGCGGTGGTATACTGTGTGCTCAACTTAGAAAGGATAGAGAGATGACAAACTGCATTATTCAAATGAGACACGATCTTGCCGAAGAGGGCTATTCTGTTCCTGCTTCGCGGACCTTCAGCAATTACGATACTCTTGATGATCGCCTTTTCGTTACTGCGGAAGAATTGGAGGGCGCGACATTTGGCGAGGATCCCGCTGATTCGGACGATCACCCGTTTTGCTATGTCCAGTTGCGCGACGGCCGGTCCTTGTACTTTATAAGTATTGATTTAGACTTCATTTACAAGTTAAAAATTGTGGAGGCATCATGATCACAGAACGCGAAGTGCTTCGGGACGATGTTATTGAACAGATCAAAAAAGATGTAGAAAGTGGTGACTTCACTGCAATCTATGAATTGATCATGGAACTGCCGGACAAAACCCTCTTGGCTTTTTTATCTGAGGGGGGCGAAAAATGAAAAACGAATACGTTATCTATTGGCGCGAAGAAGTGCTTTATAGAAGCAAGGTCATTGCAACGAGCGAAGAAGAGGCCCGAAGCCACTTTCTTAGTCTTAAAGAAAACAATGCATTCAAAGACGATGTTGACCTAGAGGGCAAAGACTTCGAGTTTTCAATTGACAATGTTGAATGCCTTGAAGAGGATGTTGACTATGATTAACACCGATCAAGTAATCCAGTGCGCCTCGGACCTTGGATATTTGCTTTCTCTGGACGATGCTTTGGACGTTCTCCATGGTGACTTTGACGGGTGGGTTATTCATGAGGGGGAAAACGTCTGGAATGCAACCACTGAATGGTTGAACATTTATGAGACTGGCGCAGATTTTTATAAAAAAGAATTTAAGAAGATTCGTGCAAAGTGGGAAACAGTGCTATAATTCAACTGTCTAATCGGCCGATTAGATACAACCTAGAAAGAAGAGAGAACGCAATGAGCAACCCAGTATCACAGTTCCGCAATAACCTGTTTGGTTCACGTGGCATGGATATTCAAGAAGCTTTGAATTATTCAGAAATGCTGATCAACACTTTAAGTAACACTGATCAAGTGGCAGTCCGGACTTCAATCGGTGTTCTTCTGAACACCATCGACAATGCAGTGACCCAGTCCCAAGGCCCGAGCCCTGAAAAGTTGGCCATCATTGCTTTGATCGATGAGCGGATCGACGCGCACAAACTGATTCGCGAAGATGCCATCGGTGATGTTGTCGATGCTCACATCGATAACCTTGATGACAAGATCAGTGACTGGATGTCCAATAACTTTGATGTCACCGATTACAACGTGGACGATGCAATTGAAGCATGGATGGAAAATAACCTAGATGAGAAAGTAAGCGAAGCAATTGGTAATGTTGAATTTAATGTTACTGTTCGTTAATTCGTGATATAATCCATGCACTGGGTCAACCGATCCAGTGCAACCCTAGAAAGGATAGAGAAAATGAACCGCAAGACAAATCCGTTGATTCAAGCAATCAACAATGCCACGGAACAGTCCCGCAAAGAGGGACACAATTTAATCGCTAGAGCTAAAATCCTAGATGAAAAACGCATGAAGATCAGAGTAGGTTACTCTACGGTTTTCAAGGATTTGGATTTGAGCGTGCATACCTTGTTTGTTCGAACAAGCCATTACAAGCCCACAATTATTGTGAACCTAAATGCTTTGGAATCATTCAAAGATACCCAGTTGATGGGCTTGCTTGAATTCTTTTCAAGCAAGACCGAAAAGACTACAACACGTGATTGGCCCCAGTACTTGAATCGGGATTACACGTTTGAACTGGATGACGTGCTTGTCAACATTTCCGCATACGTGCGGACTGATAGCCCAACCTGCAGAAAAGTACAAACTGGGGTTACGATTGAAGAAGTTCCTCAGTACCAACTGGTCTGTGACTAGACCGGCCGGACCGGTCCGGCCGGTCTGGTTTGTTCACTAGAAGCGCTGGTCTAGCTTGTATGTACATACAAGCTAGAAATCACAAACAAGAAGGCAGCCGAACTGGCTGCCTTTTTTGTCAGCCGATGTATTACTATACAGAGTATAGTAATACAGGGCCACAGGCCCTGTATGCATAGCACAGAGACCGATGGCGCGCCATCGGTGTTTACCCTTACTCTTTTTTCTTTTATTTTTCCCTTATTAGGTGGTGGCGGGGGTGGGTGGGCCCGCCTGTTACTCTCTGTGTGTGTATTTGGATTGGGATTTGGAGAGGGGGGAGGGCCATTTTCGGTACGTCAGTTGCAGGCAAAAGCTTCGCCAAGTTTTAGCCAAATTTAGAACCTTTTTAAACTTGGTCTCCCCAAAACACCCCCCTTGTTGTTTTAAATGCAATCAGGGGTTATATTTATGCAAATTTCAAAACGTGGCCTATGCACTCTACAAAACCGGATGACGTACAAGACGAGCAGCTAAGACTAGAACTTCGTCTTCGATTGCTAGAAGCTCAGGACAGAGCAACCACTGACTTCCTGTCCTTCTGCCAGTACGTCTGGCCCGAGATGATTGTCGGGGAACACCACCGGCGTATTGCTAAAGCCCTTGACCGTGTCATTACAGGCGAGTGCAAACGTCTGATGATCGCGATGCCTCCCCGTCACGGCAAGTCCCAGCTTGGGAGCTATCTGTTTCCAGCATATTTGATGGGCCGGAGCCCTGATACTAAACTCATTGTCGGCTCCCACACTGCTGAATTAGCGCAGCGTTTTGGCCGAATGATTAGAAACCTTGTTGATGATGAGAAGTACAAGGAGTTGTTCCCAAAGATGGCCCTGTCAGTTGACAGTAAGGCTGCCGGTCGGTGG